CTGTAAATCAGCGATTTACAGAGGGGCTCATATTAACAACGGACGCTTTCGCGGACGCTTTCGTGCAAACAAAAAAAGAGTGAGGAGACCGAAATCTCCCCGCTCTGATTTTCACCCAAGCGCAATGATGCCTACTCAGGTGCGTAACGTAAGCCACGGGCGTATATAACCGCCTCGCTGGCTCTACAAATGTAGGCAAAGTTTTGATACCACCAAACACACGCAGACCATTTTCGTGACCTCACGAAAATGAGACAATGCTAAATCAGCCCCCGCAGTAGAGGTAGCCACAGCTTCCTCGACACCCACGCACCGAGTAGCACCGCAATAGCGAGGAGGGGCGCAAAGGCTTTGAGGCGCATAGCCTGCCACGCTGTGAGCTTGGCGGGGACTTCGACGTGCTTTGTGATTGTCTGCACCACGCGCACGCTATCGACACGACCAGCGTTGATAGTGTCGTGTACAACTCTCTCGCGGTTGCGATACACGACCTTATCCTTGTAGATGGTATCGCCTGCCTGCCTCTCGGAGACATACACGCTGTCGTGGATGTATATGCTATCGATTCGCAGGCGATCACGCCACTCTATTCGGTCACGCCACTCCGTGCGGGTATTCTCGATCGGGAGCACCCGTCGGGAGCAGGAGGTGAGGAAGTAGCCGATGAGTGCCACGGCTACGATCATAAGGAGCGTCTCCCACGCGCTCAGTCTATTTGCTTTCATCGTAAATCTGTGTTAAGTCTTTGATAGATAGCCACAGCTTGCTACCTTTGTAGGAGAGAGTGCTGTGGCTGGAGATTGGCTTTCAGATTTCGTACTCATTTAGTCCTATCCAGCCCCGCCTCTCTATGCGCCCTGCCGATCGGTGGGGCGCTTTCGTTTATGGCTGGGGATCGCCAGCTTCGGCTTCTGCCTTGGCCTTAGCCTCGTACTCGGCTATCCACTGCGCCTCAAGGGCGAGAGCCTCCTCCTCGGGAGTTAGCGTCCAGAGGTCGGCCGCCTGCTGGTCGGGGCAGTAGAGGTAGTAGCCGATTAGTCGGTGGCTTCGGTTCACGTAGGCGAAGCCGTCGGGTGCGATTAACTCTATCATATCCATAGCTATCTAAAATTAAGTGTGAAGCCCTTGGCCGCTGCCTTTTGGCTGTACTCCCTCGCCTCTGCCGTGTGAGCGGTCTGCCAAGCTCGTGGGATCGTGATGCTCTTTCCTGTGACCTGTTGCAGGTTGTCTACAAGATACTTCACACTCTCGGTGGAGAGGTTGGTGCTTTGCTGGAGGCTGAGGTCTACCTTGAGCCCCTTGATACGCACCTCCTCCAGCGCTTCGCACCCGAAGAAGATGTTAGCCGTAGAGGCGAGCTTGGTGAAGTCCAGCGTGCCGTTGATGCGTCGCAGGCGGGAGCATCCGTTGAAGGCGTTATCTACCTTGGTCAGGCTGTCGCCCGTGCCGATAGTAACCTCCGTTAGAGACGAACAGCCGTAGGCGATTTGCGCTATCTCGGTCACGTTAGGGCTCTCACCGAGCGTAATCGTCTTGAGCGAGGCGCAGGTCGTGGCGAGCGATGCCATCGTTGTGCATCGTGGCATTGCGCCTATCGTGAGCGTCTCCAGTGATGTGCACCCGTAGAAAGCACCATTTGCGACCGTGACGGCAGGAAGGTCGGGGAGCGTTGCCGTGGTCATTGATACGCACCAACTGCACATATTTGTTATAGTCGAGATCTGACCAGCGTTGCGTATCTCGGGGAGAGCTTTCAGCGAGGTTGAGTTAGCAAACATGTTGGAGAAGTCGGCAGGGTTGAACTCCGCATACACCTCCAGCGTGGGGAGGTCCCCCCCCTTAAACAGCCCGAACTGCGTCCTCGCATAGACGGGGATAACATACACCTTAATCTCCTGTATCTTGCCTGCGAGGTCGGTAAGCCCGTCGGTGTCGGCAACCGATATGCCCTTGGCACGAATTGCTCTGATGATATCCCTGCGGTGGCCGTCAGCCTCCATCAGTTGCGCCCCTGCGGTCGTGTCCTCCGTTGCGCTCTCGTCCGTGCCGTTGTTGAGCTTGTAGAGTAGCTCTATCTCTGTCTTGTTCATTCCTTCTTCTGCATTTCCGTTGTTGCTGTTTCTTCGGTTAGGGTCTGCCCACTCCTCCCTGGTGAGCTTTGGGTTGTCCGTTGTTGTCTCGAGGTAGTCGTCGTAGGCATCCTTACCCTTCTCGCCCTTTTTGCTGGCGAGGAACTCTGTGAGCGTACCCGTGAAGCCGTCTTCTTGGGCTAACTCGTAGAGACTTTTCCCAGGGGCGCCAGGCGCTCCCTTTTGCTTCTCGAGGAAGTCATCAAAGGAGCCACTGTAGCCACGCTCGACAGCTGCCTGATAAAGGTCTTTCCCAGGTGCCCCGTGCAGGCTGTCGAGATACTCCTCTTCCGTACCCTGGAAGCCTTGAAGCTCCTTGGCGCGTTCGTAGTTCGACTTAGGTATGATGTCCTTGGCGAACTGCTCCTCTGTGCCTTGGTAGCCGTGCTTGACTGCTATCTCATACGCACTCTTGCCGTCCTTGCCCTTCAGCCCCACCAGCACGTTAGCCTGCACCTTGACTGGCGTCTCGTTGCTACCGTACTTAGTTACCTTGCAGAGGTCTACTACTATCTCGTAGTCGTGGTAGCCGTCGGCGTAGGCTTCGTCGGGGATGCGCCCCGTAGCGGTCAGCGTGTACACACCCAGCCCCAGCTGTCGTGTCACCTCTGCCGTGACCTCTACCACCAGCTTGCCGTCTTCTACGGAGTGCGGTACGGAAGCACACCCAGCTTCGCTCTCGCTCGCCACCTTTACGCTCAGCTCCTCCAGCTCCGCAGGGTCAAGGACTTCTCCCGTAGGCTGTTTGACCAGCTCCACGGGGATACGCTTGTCCGTGCCACGTTGCACCAGCTGGAGCGTCTTGCCGTCGCTCTTACTTCCAAATGGTCGCATATAGTTTTGTTTTGGTCGGGGTGGTTAGATGCAGGACGGGAGGACACCCCATTACCGCCCGCCCTGCTGTGTTAGTTACTTTAGTCGGGTGAAGTTCTTCCCATCGTTGGTCGTCATCGCCTCCTGCCGTGGCATTTCGCCCAGCGGGGGAATAGCGACGTGCACCCATACGCTCTGCCCCTTGCGTTCGAAGATCACTTGCTGGTAGCCTCCCCGCTTGCGGATGAGATCGAACAGCTCTCTCAGTCGCTCGGGACTTTTTGCTGGCACGATGTCAGCGGCCTGCCCTGCGAGATGCTGGCTCTTCTTTGAGCCTCCGACCGCATTATTGACCTCCCAGCCTCTAAAGCCCGATGTCACCTTGATAGGCTCGCCGAACTCCTCGCGGATGCCGTCGAGGTAGTCCATCAGTCGCAGGAGGTCTCGCTTCTGCGTTGCGTTGGGGGTGTTGTCCTTTCCGAGGCGCGCGGCCGTTTGGCTTCGTGTCAGCTCCTCGAGTGTGAAATACTTGCTCATAGTCGTTTCGGTATTATTCTTCTCCTTCTTCTCTCTTTACTCGTTCAACAAAGATCTCTCGGATCTCTTCGACGTCCTTGTTGCGTATTGCATTAGCTCCCTTCACGAAGCGTCGCATACTCTTCTCCATGCTCTGCGTGACGTTTTTAGGACTATTCTCCCAAATACTCGTGAACTCCGTATGTACGATAAGTAGCGTCACCAACATTGATACGTATGGGAGCTCATGAAGGTGAGCGTATGACCACGCATCAGACATAAGCAGAATTCCATCGACAATGCCTGCAAGAGCCACACAGAAGTAGTACAGCACAAGTCTGATGACGAATGAAGCGTAGCCCTTGCTTGACGCTCCATTCCCGAACTTCTTTGCGAGCTTCTTTGGGTCTCCCTCCAGCTTACCCTCGCTTACGATGATGCGAGCCTGCTTTTCGTCAAAGCGTTTGTCTCGCATAAGCGCAGAAGCGAGGTCAAGGAAGCGGGCGATAGTCACACTCACATAGCAGAAGATACCGATTACCGCTGCGTGCGTTATCTCCGTCTTGGAGAAGGCGTCAGGGTCGAAGAAGTCAATAAAACTCATAGTCTTTGGTTTTGGTTGGTTATCGTGTTTTATGTCGAGCAGCTACACTACTTAGCTGCAGAATATCCTTTGCACGGATCTTACCCTCTACCTCCACTCGGATAGATGCTGCGGAGGTCAAGTGGTTGGCAAGTCTCCCCTGCTGTGCCTTGTTAAGTATCAATTCGCCAGGATTGACTCGAGCGAGGACTCGGTCGCCCGAGCCATCACCGCCTGGCACGATACCACCATTGGCGAACTTCGGTATCTTCTTTGCCGAAGATGAAATGAGGGCTATCAGACCGCCCACGGCAACCGCAGCGAGAGCCACACCGACAAACGGAATGCCCGCGTGTGCCTTGGCGGCCTTTGCAGCCGCACCAACAGTATCCGCAGTGGTTTCCGCCTGCGTGGCCGCTATACGTGCAGTCGTAAGCCCTAACTCCGTGGCGGTAGACGTTGCCTCCGTGGTGGTCACAAGCGTTCTGCCTGCAACCTGCTGTGCTATGAGTGCCTGCTCGGCTGCAGCCGCCACTTGTCGGGCTTGCGTAAGCCCCTCTATCATCTTCACAAGAGAGAGGATCGTGTCGATACCCTGCGTCGCAGAGTCAAACACTGCAAAGAATCGTTCCCATGCAGAGGCCTGCGAGTCGGGGTCAAATGCTTTTTGCAACTCACTGAATGCACTCTTGAGGTGGCGTGCGCTCTGCGCAACGGACTTTAAGCCCGAAAACGACTGGTCTTTGACCGCCTCTCGGTACTTCTTCAAGTCGGACTGAATAGTAGCCACCTTGATAGCTTGGTCGAGCGTCTTGGTCTCCTTCTGCGCCTGCTTGAGAGCCTCCGCAACATCCAGCCCAGCCTTTTCAGCTTCCTGCAACTGGCGTACGTAGTCCTCCATAAGCTGTTTCTCCTCTCCCAGCTTCGTAGCTTCGTCCTTTTTGTAGTCGTAGCTCGTATCACGCACACTCTTGACTGGAGTGGCAGCCTTAGCAATAGAGGAGAGGTCAGTGGAGAGCTTTTCGCCCAGCTCCTTTTTCAGATTCTCCTGCCCAGTGGTGGTCGTAGAGGTCTGATTGGCTCGCTCACGTGTAGATGATATGAGCTTAGCGAGAGCCTCTGCGTACTCATTCTCCTTGAGCCTGCCCTCCTCACGTGCTTTCTCCAGCTTCTTCGCTTCGTCAGCGTAGTTGCGTTGCAGGTTTGCAATATCGGAGACAGCGTCGATCTCGCTCATCTTAGCCTTGACATACTTGTCGTCTACATCAAGCTCTCCGTTCTTTTTGATAAGGGCATTCAGCTCGGCCTTAGCACGCTCCGCCTTGGCTCTGCGCAGATCATCCTCCGTAGCAAGGCCGTACTTCACCTGCGCTGTGATCAGTTTGAGTTCCGCTGCACTTCTCGCCTTCTCTTCGATTACCTCCCTTTCTACAAGCAGATGCGTCTGCAGGCTCTGATACTGCTGGTCGTTGAGGGCCTTCTCACCAAGAAGCGATGCGAGCTTCTCACGATACTGGGTGGCAACCTTGTCAAGTGCAAGACGATATTCCTCTTCGGAGATGATGCCTGCCGCACGCTGGTTGTGCAGTTCGTTGAGTTCCTTGGCGGCCGCCTCTCTTGTGCGCTGTAGCTCGCTCTTCTTCTTGCTCTTCTTTGAGTCGTCGTCGTAGGAGCTTGACACGCCACCGCCACCAGCAAAGCTCCCGCCAATAGACTTCACAACGCCATTGGCTTCTTCCTCTATCTTGATGCGCTTGACTTGAAGCTCACCTATTTTTGCCTCTGCATCATTGGCAACCAGCTGACTCGCAGAAGCCTCCTTAAATGACTGGTAAGTAATCCCGTCCTCCAAGATAGACACCATAAACCGCTTGGCTTCCCTTGAAGCATCAGCACCAAACAGCTCCTTGTAAATTCCCTTGAGCTTGCCTAACTCTCTCTGGTTATCCGTAGAGGTCCGTACATCCTTATCATATGTAAAGCCCTTCAAGTAGCCGTTTCTTTGGGCATCTGAAAGTGAGAACGATTTGGCGAGGGCCTTTCCGACTCTCTCCATATCATCCGCAGAAAGGCTCTTACCGCCACTCTTGAGATACTCGCCATATCGGTCTTGCAGAGGCTTCTTGTTCGTCTTTGCAGTTTCGCTGTAGAAGTCAATCTGTCTATCAATCTCCTTTAGCTGGAGTATCTTGCTTACGACATTCTTGATTCGGTCGTACTTCCCTGCAATTCGGTCAAGAGAGCCCTCCTGCAAGCCAAGAGACTTCTCCAACTGGTGCTGTACCGTCTTCTGCTCCTCCAGCTTCCCGTCTAAGCTCTGATACAGACTGAATAGGCGGGAAATCTGCACCTCCTCGTCGCTTCGAGTAGACTTGATTTCTCTCTGCTTGGCGAGGTACTCATTCTGCAGTCCGTTAATCTCCTTCTGCTTACGATACCAGTCTGCAAGGGCGGTCACGATAGCCGTGATACCTGCGATGATAGCCATAGGCGCAATCGTGGCCATAAGTCCACGGATAGTCGCCAGCGTGGAAGCCCAAGCGAGTTTTACTGTGGTCGTGGCTCTTGCCCATAGTGACACCGTGGTGGATGCCGCATTGGTTTGCTCTGCGATAATCTCGCTTGCAGGACGGAACGAGAGGTTGCCTGCATTACTGATAGCTCGCTGAGTGTTCAGCACGCCAGCCACCGATGCAGAGGACGAGGGGAGATTAGTTGCTCTCCCTCCGATATTGTAGTGTGCCTTATCTGCAGAGGCCTGCAGAGCGGCAAGACGCTTGATGCGCGCTTCTTCATTCTTCGCACGTGCCTCTGCGAGGAGTTCGCGTCTGTTGTGGTTTGCCTTGTTCAGTGCGTCACCAGTGGCGGCGAGCGCACGTGCATTCTGCTCCAGCTTACCAGCTAAGCGCGCTTCTTCTCGCTCTCGCTTCGTGATATTCGCAAGTTGCAGACGTGACTGGTCTGCAATAGCCTTGTCGTACTCCCTCTGACTCTTAGAGACTATCGCAGCCTGCTCTCTCTGCAGGTCACGGATAGCCTTCTGCTCCTCAGAGGTATATCGGTCAGCCTTATTCAGAGCGGAAGTAGCTGCCTTTACATCCTTTGGTGCTGTGGCAGCCTCCAGCGCACGCTTGGCAGCAGCCACTCGTTCATCCTTGGCTCGCTCTATCTGCTCCTGCTTGGCGATAATCTTGGCGGCCGCCTCATCATTGGCACGCTGGAGTGCGAGCTTGGCATTAGCAACTCTCTGTGCTGCCTCCTCTTCGCTTCTCTGCATACCACGGAGTAGAGCCTGATGCTCGTTCAGCAGGGTGCGCTTCTCCGTCTGTGCGTTGGAGAAGTTATCTACCGCCTTCTGGAAGCGCACATCGCCAGTGTATTTGGCTACCTCAAGGCGCTTCTTCTCCTTCTCTGTAATCGTGCCAGCCGACTGCACAGCCGCCTCTGCGCGCTGGAGCTGTTGCTGGGCTTCTGAGAGCGCCTTCTGCGCTTCCAGCTTAGCTCGCTTTGCAGACTCCTTGGCAGCGGCCTCGTCAGCGATAGCCTGCGCCTGCGATGCCTTGATAGCTGCACCCGCTTGATTCCACGTTGTTGAGAACTTACTCCACAGACGAGCACCAAGCAAGCCACCCGCCCAAATGTACAAGTTGGATAGGTGTGTGCGCAGGTAGTCCAGCAGGTCCTTTACCTTCTCGACAAGAGCCTTGAAGTTGTCGTACACATGCAGGGAATCTGCAAGGCTGGTGAAGGAGTTTTTGAGACGACCAAGAGAACTCTCGAGGTTGTCGGTGCTGGTGTCCCCAGAGAGCTTCGCCAGCTCATCGGAGAACTTACCCATAATCTCAGCACTTCGGAGCTTACCCTCCTTGAGGAGCTTATCCAGCTGTGACATCGACACACCAGCAGCGTTCGCCATAGCCTGCATAGCCACAGGCATGCGCTCACCAAGCTGGCGACGGAGTTCTTCGCTGGAGATCTTCCCCTTACTCATCATCTGAGTAATTGCCATCATCGTAAGAGCCGCCTCTCCGCCCGAGATACCGAACGAAGCCATAGCCTTACTTATATTGGAGAAGATGCGTTCCTGCTCCGCCATAGCGATGCCCGCAGGAGTTGCAGCCGCCTTGAACTTAGCGAACGCCTCGGTAGTACCTATAAGGTCTGTACCGTACTTATTCGTAAGCTCTGATAGGAACTTCAAGCTACGCGCATACTCGCGTGTGTCTGTGCTGATATTGCGCAGTACTACACGCGCACGGCCTGCCTCTCGAGCCGTATTGACAAGAGAGGAGATAAAGCTACTGATAGAGGTGACGCCTGCGCCCAACGCACCAGCCATTGCAAGGGCTTGGAACTGGATGCCACGGAGCGAAGCCTTGGCGCTCTCGGCTTGCTGCTTGAACTTGTCCGCAAGCAGCTCTAATCGGACGGAAAATGAAAGATTATTAGCCATAGGCTGGTAGGCTGAATGTGTGTATTACTTATCTGCGACTACGATTTTCGCATTCTTGAGCTGGTCAAAGATGGCTTGACCTACGTCCTCGCTCTCTACCTCCCACGGGAACGGCAGGAGCTTCTCTGGGGAGCATACGGAGTCTTGTGCGAGGTGTGGTAGCATAGACATCCAAGTGAATAGACGCTTGTACTCGAGTCCTTCCTGCTTGCGCTTCTGTATGGCGTTCAGAATGGCTGGGATCTCCCACAGCTCCATTCTGTCCATAACGTACCCAGCATCGACACCTCCATCTATGATTAGCATATTGGCGATAGTCGTGAAGTCGGGCCCGTCATCTTCGCCACCACTGGGCTCACCCGAGTCTTCGCCATCCGAGATTGACGCTGTAATAGGCGTAAGCTCCTCAAGAGTGCGCTCCAGTCGCCCATACAGATGAGACGATACCTCTACGCTATCCAAGACAGACACCCACGCATCGAAAGGCATATTACTACCGCCATCTTCGCACCTCTGCAAGCAGTAGATGAGAAGCGGTATCTGCTCCCCATCTTGGATATTCAGTGTAGAGAAACTCCGCGCGGAGAGCTTCTCGAAAAGAAGTACCGCGCGGAGTGTCAGTGGGAATGGCACGCTGTCCATTAGAGGGTAATCCCTGCGGCGGTAATCGCTTCGGTACTGCCGATTTCCTTATCCGCCTTGTCCTTGAGAGGACCAGAGCCGTTCAGCGTGCAGGTGAAGGTCTCGTACTCACCGCCCGTGCTGTTCTTGCTAAGGTCGGAGATAGTGACCATCCCCTTGCGGAGAGCCGCACCCTTGGTCACAGTGCGAAGGCCTGCTGCGTCTTCTGCGATGGTTACCTCGCAGATCTCGAATGGAACAGCCTTACCCGATGCGGCAAGGTTTTCGAGAGCGTTGTAGGACAGATGCCCTGCGGTGTTCGAAACATACGCTTCGATAGAGGCGGACCAGTCGTTTCGCCCACCGAGCTTATCAGGACTCTTGCCCGACATCTTGCTGGAGATTTCGATAGTCTGTGGGGTGAACTTGAAGTCGTCCTTCTTCACGTAGGGGACGAACAGCCCACCGAGGAACATACTATACGACTCGCCTCTAACGAGGTCCCTGTTCTTATCGTATTTTGGGTTTGGAGGTGTTTGAGTTGCCATAAGAACTGCTATTTAGTTATTGGTTTTGGTTATGATATTTCGAACGTAAGTGACTGGAAGAACTTACCATCAGAGTGGCCTTCTTCGGACTCATCGAGTGTGGCACGTGTTTCACGCCAACCCATCGTCTTCCCGACATCGTCATTGCGCCCTCCATCGAGAACAGCGTCTATCAGCTTCGCAAGCTCAATAGACCTATCGTAATCATCGGAGAAGCATAGCACGGTTACATACGCCTCGCTGTGCGTGTCGCCCGACTTGTCGCGTTCACGACCATAGGCGCTGCGATATACGATTATGTAGTCGCCAGGGGTGTCCTCGCGAGCTATCACGGGGAAGATTTTATTCCCAACCAGCTCACGCAACTCCTCACACGCAAGGAGCTTGCTACGCACCCACTGGGCGGTGTGCCATTTTCTGTTGTTGTCGAGATAGATGCTCATACGTTGGTTAAGACTTTCGTGACACCTGCAAGGAGTATTCGCTGTGCGCGTGGCGTGCTTCTCTGCTTGGCGTGCGTCCAAAAGAGGGTGGGCTGCACCCTGCCTCTGAACTTACCGCTTCGAGTGTATCTGTCAGCCGTCCCCTTGTCGATAAGGTGGGCGTGGTTCGCAGCTTGCGACTCCTGCCCCATAGCCGTAGCTCCATTGACATATAGGAAACCGATCGAAACAGACACTCGTCCTCCCCTGCTTCTTCGTGGCATACGCCTGCGAAGCCCTCTGATGAGGTTGCCCCTTGGAACGTGCCCATTCCTATTCGGCTGTTTGTACAGAGGAGGCAGGGTAGTGCGAACATCCTGCTGGTACACCTCCGCAGCACGGAAGAATGGTTCACGCAGACTCTCTGGGCTTGGGGCTTCTTTGAGCCTGCCGATAAAGGCCTCGACCTCGGGGAATCCGTTGAGAGAAACTACATCAGGCATACTCTATTCGTCTACATAGCGAGCTGTGACCTGCACCGTTCTGTCAAGCATAGGCTGGAGCAGTACGATGCGGTAGAGTGCGCCATTGAAGCGAAGCCACCCAGAGGTAGATAGACGCTTATCAGCGCGAACCACGAACACCACAGCCGAGGTATCAACAACCTCACGGGCCTGCAAGCCGTCTTTGTCGTAGGTCGGGCGAAGCGTTCGGAGGTAGGCACGAGAGCGGAAGCTCTCTACCAGATCCTCCTTTACAGCGCCCGACACGCTCTGCGTCTTTACAGCCTTGAGGAACACCAGTCGGTGTGTGAATGCCCCTGCGTTCATCGCTCTAATCGGTATCTACCTATGAGTGAGCCAAGCGAAAAAGCAAGCTCCGTCACGCGACCAACACGATACCCCTCTCGGTCAGCATAGAAGCGTGCGACGAGCATTCGGAGAGCGTGCCGAAGCGCAGGCGGCAAGTCGCCTGAATCCTGCTCCACCTCGACCAGCGGTCTGCGGAGAAGCCCAGAGAGATAGTCCTCGGCAGTATCAATAAGCTCGATAATGAAGTCGTCATCCTCATCGTGGTCTACGTTCAGATGCTTCTTTGCTTCCTCGAGAGAGATATATGTGGGCATAGCTATTACTTACGCTTCAAGCAGGCGAATGCTTCTGCACGGAGGACCGTGAGGGAGTAGTCACCGTTAAGAGTGAAGTCGATGCGGTCCGTAATGCCGTTGTACTGGGCATAGAGGCGATCGCCATTGCCGTGGTGGGCAAGGACAGCATAGGACAGTACACCGAAGAGAATAGCATCCTCGGGCATGAACGTAGTAGACACTACGGGGTAGCCGTTCATATGCCCATTCTCAAGGATCATCTGGGGATTACCCTTTTCTACTGGCGTAGACTTGAGCAGGCAGTAGGTCTTGGGATGCACGAAGTAAGCGGCACTGCCGTCTACCTTGACATTCTTGCCGAGAACCTCTGCCTCGAGAGCAACGACCTCCTTGATTGTTGGAGCTACCGTGTTGCTCCACGTGCCAGCGATAGGCGCAGCGTAAGGCGCAGCGAGAATAGTCCCGATACCATTGTTAGGACCAGCAGGCGCAGTCTTAGCGAACAGAGCCGTGTTGATAGCCGTACCGACAGCCTGCCCAAGTCGCTCGAGCGTGATAGCTCGGAGGTTGAGGTTGGTTGCCGTGATGGCCTGCGAAGTCACTGGCACATACACACCGACACGCTCGGGCTTAGCGGCAATCTTGTCGAGGTTGAGGTTCTGGTCGGTGAGAGCGACATTTTCCCCTGCGATGGTAGCCGTAACGCCTGCAAGCACTGGCCATACGGGCTGACCAACTACACCCGACTGCATCTTGAGACCCACCTTGGTATGGATAAGCTCTGCCTCGAGTGGCTGTACGACATCTTGGATAACCGTAGGCTGTGCAGCTGCTACGTTCGTGGTCATCGTGGCGGCACGCTCCTCGATAGTTACAGCCTGATGCGAGTTCACTGCTCGGGTGGCTGCATCAAGGAAGCGCTTAGCGGCTTCCACCTGCTCGCCAGCCGTGTCAGGCTCAAGAGCCTTGGTGGCGACAGCGTTGAGGCTTCGCTCCTGAATATCCTCGCTAACTCGGACAAGCTCGCGCTCTTCATCTTCGGTCAGCGCACCTGCGTGACGCTTTCCCTGCAGCTCCTTGAATCGCACGTGCAATTCGTGCAGCTGTTCTTGTTCCTTTGTCATAGTTAATTGGTTAAATGGTTAAAGGTTGGACTTAGTTATGTCAGCCCAGCGAAGAGCGCGCTCTGCCAATGGCGTACGAACAACTGGCTCGGGAGCTTCCTCGGGGGTCGTTTCTTCTTGGACTGGTTCGGGAGTAGGCTCTTCGGTGGGCTCGGGCAATCCTCGCTCCTCATCGAGAGCCTTCTTTGAGCGTTCTGCGGATGCAGTGGTTGCTGGATAGGCTGGGGTGCTTACAACCGAGACATCCCCGATATACGAGAAGTGGTCAATGTGACGAAGCCACGTGCCGTCATCCTTTTTCTCCCAGCGCGTATCGCCCTTATTGACACCGAAAAGGAATGAAGAGGAGCGCAGGTCGCCACGGCGAAGGAGCTCCAGCGTATCGTTCCCCAACTGCGTGTTTGGAGCGTCAAATCGGTAGTGAAGCCCGCTATCAGTGATGGTTAGCTGCAGGCTTCCTTCTCCGTTCGTACTTCTCGCAAGGAGCTTCGTGCGGTCATGCTCGTAGAGAGCAAGTACATCGGAAGAGCGAAGCAATTCCTCTGTCACTGCTCCCTTATGCACAATCTCTCGGAATGCACGACCCTCAAGGAATTCATACAAGACCTCACTCTCCTCTTCATACACAATGGCGAGACCCTCAATCGTGCGGCTTTCCTCGCTTTGAAGGGATGGCGCAGTCAGCTCACTGGAACTGCTTCTAAGCTCGAGTATTTTATTTTCGCTCATATCTGTATTGGGCTTTATATAACGTAGTTATATGGCTTATTTTGACACCACTTTGCGCTATTCCTCTGCGCTTTTGCCTTCATCCCCAGCTGGGTGAAGCTCCTCAATACTCGGGCGAGAGGAGATGGGGGCTACGTTGCACGTGATAAATAGCTGGTCACCACCCTCAATAGGCTCTCTATTCTCGAAGATGCGCCCCTCATTGGGGGTCATCACCCCAGCCTCCACACTGCTCTTCACGTACTCCGCACGGGTGCGCAGGTCGGTTGCAAAGAGGCGCGATAGATCAAAACGGATGCGCTCGGATGCTCGTCTACCTCTTGGCAGGAGCTTCACTGAGAACTCTTGTTCAATCTGCAGGATA